GAAGGACGTACAGATATATATGATAATGAGCGAGTTGATGAGATGCGCAAAATGTTTGAAAATATGGTTGGATCGACTTATGGAATATTTCACCCAGACGATGAAATTAATTTTATAGAAACCTCTAAAACAGATGCTTACAATATTTATGATCGCTTAATTGGCCGCTGTGATCATGCCATTACTAAGATATTTTTAAGTCAAACCGGAACAACGGACGAAAAAGCCTTTGTAGGCAGCGCAGAAACACACGAAAGAGTTATGAAAGACCTTGTTATGTCGGATCGGCTTGACATTTCGGAATATTTTACAGAAATATTGATCCCAAAATTAAAAGGGCTTGGATATGTCGATCCCTCTGTAAACGTCTGTTTAACTTGGATTGTAGAGGAGCATTTGACCTTAACTCAATGGGCTGAAATCATTACAAAACTAGCTGTTAATTACGATATACCAGAGGAGGAGATCGAAAAGCGTTTTGATTTACAAGTAACTGAAAAACAGGTACAAGAACCCACTTTTGAAGATAATAAACAGGCTGATAAGGTTTTAACTGACATTATGGCAAAAACTCAAAAATATTATCAAAAATTATGGCAAGAACAATAGATCAGATTTTCGGTGAAATGGTTGTACAAAAAGAGTCAACTCCTGCATTAGACGGGCTTACAAGTACATCAAAAACGGCTGTATGGAGGCTGATTTTATATATTTGTGCCGTGGGTATTTCCATAGTTGAAAACCTTTTTGATCTTCATACTGAATTAATCGATCAGGCCGCAAATGAAGCCATATCAGGCAATTTAGCTTGGTATGCCGGTCAAACGCTTTTATATCAGCATGGAGATACACTTGTTTTTAACAGTGAAACCGGTTCTTTTGGATATGCGACTTATGATCCTGATTTGCAGGTTGTTAAATTGTCCGCTTGTACTGATGATTTAAGCGGAGCGGTTTATTTGAAAGCTGCAAAAATTAACACTACAACAAATGAAGCTGAACCGCTTAGTACTGAGGAGTTAAACGGGCTTACAGGTTATTGGAATCAAAAAAAGTTTGCCGGTACTATTTTAGGAGTTTTCAGTGATGATCCGGATAAATTACAGCTTGCTTTGCGTGTGATCTATGATGCAACGGTATTAACTGCAACCGGGGAGCTTATCAGTGATATTTCAATTAAGCCCGTTGAAGACGCCGTTTATAACTATTTAATTGAATTTGGGATCAATAATTTTGCCGGAAATTTTCAATTAATGAAATTAGTGGATGCGATCCAATTGGCAAGCGGAGTATTAAATGTAGTGATTACCACAGCAACCGCCCGAAAATATGATGATTCGGTGGTAATTGACATTTTATCAGAAACCGATCAATATTATGAAACTTTAGCCGGTTACATAGTGATCGATCCATCGTATCCGCTTGAAAACTATATAACTTACGTAACAGAATGATCCAAATTTTTAACATACAATGGAGAAACATATCTGATAACCTGATCCCGTGGTTTTGGCGAAATGTTAAATTATTCCGGTCTGGTGCTGTTAATGAATTATGGCTTTTAGAGTACGTTTTTTGCGTTTTAAGCGCTTTTCAAAGCTTAACGAATAGATTGTATGAATTTGCATTTGATATTGATAGGAGGCTTTTATATACCGGTCAGGTAACGCCCTTTGAAATGTGCCTTAATGATTATTTTGATAATTTGCAGCGAAGGATCACAATTTCAGACGCTTATGAAACTTTTACGCTGTATTTAGAAAGCGAACCCGATCCGAATCCGCTTACTATTTATTTGGAAGGTGAACCGAATCCCGATCCGCTCACAATCTTTTTATTGGCTGAAAAATACGGTGAATTTGATTTTTATGTAAATATACCCAGCGGTATGACTTACAATTATAATCGTATGGTTCAAATTATTAACAGGTATCGGATCGCCGGGATGCGCTTTGATATTGTAACGGTTTAATTTTAAAAATTATGAATAAAAAACTTTGGTTTACAGGTGGAGAGCCTAATATAAACGCTGATGATCTTTTAAGAGATTCGACCGCTAATAACAGGTCATTTCAACACGCTTTACGGGCTTGGTTAACTGGTTATAATGAAAATTTTATTATTTCGGGTTGCGATCTTACAATAAATCCCGGAGTTGATGCCAGTATAACAGAGGGCTATATTTTTTTAAACGGTGAAATATTAAGAGTTGATGCCCAGACAGTTGCAGCCGGGACGAATGATTTTTATATGTATGAAAAACAGGTAACTTATGATCCACGTGGAACAAAGGTTTTTGTTGATTTGGTCACGCATGAAACATGGCAAAAAAACCGGGGAGTTTTAGTTAATGCAATTTCAAAGCCCGTTCCAACTGATAAACTAGACGCCGCCGGAGCGAATTGGCCGCAAAAATTAAAAAACACAATAAAAGGAACTTTTGTACATTTAACACCGGGCGATCATGACTTAACAGTCGATCCCGATCTAAATTATATACGTTTTGATATGTCTGGATCGGCTTCAGCTTATACTGTTATAGTTCCAAACGCTGATGATCAAATTCATACAAGGGATATAAACCATTTCTTTTTTTATGAATCCGATCCAAATTTGCCACGTTGTACATACGATTTTTTTGATCAGCACGGGACGCAATTAGCACACGTAACGCACCCGGAATACTCAATAATTTTGAATAATAACGGCGTTTGGGCGGAGGCTGTTTATATCGATTTAAGTACTGATAATTTCCCTCCGCCTTTAAAGGAAATTATGATCCCTTCATGGAATATGCAAACCACTAATATTCTAACAATTCCGCATACATTAATCAGTAAGGATAATATAAAAGAGATTTCAGCACGGGTTTATAACAATGCCGGAGACACGCTTTTCAAATACGATACAGACGGCTTGATTAGGTATACTGACACGGATATAATTTTACAACATGCAACAAACTCTATTTTTGATTCATCAGATTTTAATGGTACTGGTTTTAACCGTGGCAAAATTTACATACAAACTTAATTTTCAATTATATGGATTGGTTAAATGATGATATTTTAAAAGGAATTTATGAAGGGGAGATCAGTGTTTTAAATATGGATGATCTTTTATTCGAATTTACATTTGATCAGCTGATGAAAGTCACTGATACAGGCTTTAAAAAAGGTCAAATGATATTGAACAAACAAGCCATTTATGACGGTTTTAGAAAAAATATAAATGAATTTTCAGGAGCTAAAACGGTTTCTGAATATTGGACTTTGCAAACAAATGTATTTAATGAAGACGGCACAAAACGGGCTTTTACAGCGTTTGCGGACATTGCAAAGGAGATTAATTCACAATATAATCAAACTTGGTTATTAACAGAGCAAAACACGGCCTTTGCACAGGCACAAACAGCGGATCAATGGGTAAGAACTCAGGAAATGAAAGATACATTTCCAATGTTACAATATCAAACGATCGGAGATGAAAGAGTTAGGCCGGAACACCGGCTTTGGGACGGGGTGATCCGGCCTGTTAACGATGAATTTTGGAATACCAGAATACCTCCTAATGATTGGAATTGCAGATGCACTGTAATACGGTTAAGACGGGGTGAAACAACCAATTTAAAGCATCAACTCGATGAAAAGAATAAAGAGCTAGTTGAAGACGGTTACAAGCCATATAAAAACATGAAAAACACTTCAAAAGTTTTTAATACGAACCCGGCAAAAGTGAAATATATTTTCAAGGAGTCAGAAACTCAATATTTCAAAGATGCAAAAAACGCCGGGGTGAAAAGAAAAGATAATTATGGTTTTGGTTATCATTAAAAAAAGGGTTTTCGTATATGGGTTTTTTGTTCCGGAACTCCAGCTGCAGAGCGACCAGGTACACCAGGGCTAAAAAAATTAAAACATTGATAATTAAGTAGTTCATAAAAATATAAGTTTTAAAAAAGAATTAAGAATCATTCTAAACAAGAAATTTAGACCGTTAGAAAAATGGCTAAAAAAAATTTCATCAGGCCGCCGTTTAATATTTTAGAGGAGGCCAAAACAGACAAAGAATTTTATGTAAATATTGATGGCGTTTTGCCTAAAGCGGTCGGTATGTTTAATAAATTTTTACCGATCAATGTGCCATTAATTGACATTAACGATCTCCCGGTCGGAATTTCGCCGCTTGGGACTTTAGTATTTGACAATATCAGATTTTTACCGGGACGCTATACTACACCTGAAAATACAGCTGGCAAACCTTACAAGGGCTTAATAATTGATACGGTTGTATTTGAAGCCAGACAGGCGAAAAATATTATAAAAACTTATGTGCAAGGCCGGGACAAATCAGTAAAAGAATACATTAACGCCGGAGATATTGATATAACAATCAGCGGCTTTATTGTTAATGATGTTTTTAAAAATTTTTATCCATACCGGGACGTTCAAACCTTCATTGAAATAATGAAAGTTCCTAAAAGTTTGACCGTTCAAAGCAAGTTTTTAGGCATGTTAGATGTTAAATATATCACTATTACAAACTGGAGATTTGCACAAACTCCCGGTCAAAGAAATATGCAGGCTTTTACGATCAATTGCGTTGATGATATTTCAAGCGAACGTAACGACATAAATACAAAAGTGGTTTCAAAATGAAGTCAGGATTTTATAAAAAAGGAAAATTACCAACTGTAACGCAAAAAGATACTTTGATGTTTGCACGTGAAACCATTGAAGAAATTGCAGAAACTTCAAAAAATCATTTTGTTGAAGGATTTAGAAAAGGAGGCTATCAAACCGATGAAAGCCGAACCGGTTGGAAACCACGTAAAAGCGCTGATACCGGGAGGGCGATCTTAGTAAAAACGGGAGCTTTGCGGCGTGATCTTGACGTCCTGAGTATTTCAAAAGATACGGTTGTAATTGGTACAAAAAGAATACCTTATGCCGGTGTACACAATGAAGGAGGCCGGGTTTCGGAGCGGAGGCCGGTTCGCAGAAAAGCGCTTAAAATGAATATTGGCGGCAAAATCATTTTCAGGAAGTCCGCCGCCGCTTTTGATATGCCAAAAAGGGAGTTTTTAGGTCATTCAAGCGATTTAAACGCTAAAAACATAGTTATTATTAAGAAATTCATGAAACGGGTTTTAAAGA